TTAATAACGCAATAATACATCGTCTAAATCCATCCCAAACATAACCTTTTCCGTTTGGTCTTATTGCGATATCAACCGAACCACATAACATTTTATTAAACAATAAGTCTAAGCCATTCATATCTTTTCTTCGTAAGTGTTCAATGAGTTTCTTCAGTTTTAACACTCTTTGATATGAAATATCAACCCATAAGTCTTCCAAACCATTTGGAAAAAATTCTCTGAGATTTCTTATTATTTCATCTGGATAAAAATTATCATTATATGGTTTGTTGATAATTCTACCAAAAGGACTGTTGTTAAATAATCCTTCTTTTTGAAATTGGTCAGCATCAACAATTAATTTAATGATGTTTATGAGTCTGTGTTCACCTAACGGTAAATTTTTTAATTTGAATGCTATTTCGCTAGCTTTTGCCATTATTATCTCCTCTAATAGGCAGTAACATTATTGTTACTATGTTAATTTGTCTTCCTAAAAAGACATAAGGATTTAACCTTATCATATTTATACCACAAAATTATTGTAATGTCAAGTCACTTTGTATTCTTTTTTTACATAAATTGTAGTATTCTTCATTTATCTCACTTCCAAGATAATTTCTTCCAACCTCTAGGGCTGCAATCGCAGTAGTACCACTTCCCATAAATGGGTCGTATACTACATCATTTTCATTAGTATGATTCTCTATCATCATACGACAAACTAATGAACTCATACCAAGTCTGAAACCATCTATATTAGTTGATTTTTCATCTAATATAACATCTACCATATGTGGGTTTTTTAATTTAAATGGTTTCTTTGCAAATGTAAGTATGTGCATATAATTCATACGATACATATTTACTTTGTATGACTTAACCCATATGTTAGTCTTCCTTAGAAACCAACCATTATCTTCAAATACTTTAATTACTTTTATATGTTTTGGATATATTCTACCATCACCTTTTCTATCGGTGGTGCAAACAGTAACCAAATTATTTGTAGGATTTAATAATGAAACCCAACTATGTAAAAATTCTTCCCAATCATTTGTATGAGCTGGAATACCTAGTTCATTATAATCTGGTGGACTTGTAAGTACATAGTTATAATTAATATCTTTCTTTAATGTTTCTATACAACTCTCTAGATGTATCATTAAAAGAAACTTTCCAATGTACTAACTCTACAATGTTTAAATATATCTTTATTTTTATCTTTACTAAAATACCATATATTTTCAATATACATTTTATTCATAAACTCGTCCATCTTTTTCTTATCAAAGTTTCCTTCTTCGTCTTTAAACACAGACGCACCTTGTGGTCTTTGCATAATTCTCATACCAACTTGACCCATAAAATGTGGTAATAACATATCAACAAGTTCGTCTCCAGAACGATATCTTTTGTTTTTTACTTTAGGGTCTAATATGTTTATCATCATTACACCATCATCACTTAATGAGTCAAATGTTTTTTGTGATACTGGTAGATAAAAATTATCTCTCCAAGATTCATATTCATTAAATTTAAACCACGATTGTAATTCTTCTTTTTCACCACCCTCATTGTATCTCTCTGTGGAAAAATATGGTGGACTTGTAAACGCACAATCAACATTTTTTATCTCGTCCCAAGGCAAGTCTTCTGCACCACAATTATATATTTGTGTAGTTTTTTTATTTCCAGTTAGACTATTCCAGAACTCAATCATATCTTTATATCTTTTAAAAGTATTTGGGTTAGGGTCGCAACCAATATAGTGTGTTGCATTTGAGGCGAAGAAACCAGTAAGTCTATCACCCCAACCCATAGATGTATCTAATACAGTCTTTGCATCTGTCATATCATATATTGTTTTTGCAACTATTGGTTTAAATTGTGTTGCAATATAAGTACCTAATCTAAATGACATAATATAAATTCTACCATTCAGTTCTTGAGTATCATTAACACCACGAAAGATAGGCCCAAATGCACCCCACAGATTATCACCATCATTCCATCTTTTTACTGGTGATTTGTAACCATAAGAACCACACTCTAATCTTAAATCATTCATAAAAGAATCAGAACAATAATTAAATTTAGGTGGGGCACTAATTACACCTAATCCATATTTACTATATGGATATTTGTAATCATCATATTTTTCTAAGACTCTATCTTTTTGGTCTAGTGTTATATAATCGGTAAAGTCTGCACTTTGTAATTTACGAAAATTATCAACAACCTTTTCCTTTTTAAATTCTGCAAGTGGAAATGGTGGTTTTTCATTTGTAACATATTCTGCAAGAGTCTTACGAAAATCTTCTTTACCATAATCATCTATGGTTTTAAGAAATAATTCTTTTTTCATAACTGGTAAACCAGTTTCATCAGAACATTTTTTTAATAAATCATATAGTTCTTTATTCACTAAAAGAAATCCTCAAGTGTACCTTGTGTTCCATAGGTACGGTCAATATTCCATTTTATCGTATTTAAAATTAATGTCAAGGGGTCAATGAAAACTTTTTCAAACTGTATATCATAATCAACAAAGTTGTGTATGTCAAACTCTTTAGGAAGTTTGGTAATGTATGTGATTACATTTGAAGTAAAAGGATTAGGTTGTTTTAAATAAACAAACTTAATCTTATCTCCCTCTTGTATCAAAGGATATTTGTTTATAAGTTTATTTTGTTTTATCTTGTGATTATATATCAACGCACCTTTAATGTGCATAGGTGTTGACTTTTTAAATGTCGTTCCACTATCAAAGTATTTTGATAAACCTTTTACTGAACGAGGAAACGAAATCAGTTCTGGTTTTACTTTAAGAAACTCTTCTCTAAAATTAATTACAAACTTGTTTAATTCTTTTTCATCACTTGTCATTATAAGTTCAAGTGCATCTTTAATCTTTTGTCTACATATTGCAGGCGTTGATGACTTGACAGCTTCAATACCCATCATCTTCAACTTTGGTTCTTTATATGATACACCTTCACTATTCCAAACATTTAGAATATATCTTTTCTTTGCAACCCAAATACCTTTATCTGCAATCACCTCTCGTTTCATAAACATCTTATTTGCAAATGCATTTGTATATTGTTTAAGTTCATCATACGATTTTGTAATGTATGGTTCAATAGATTCTGATGCAACCTTGTCTAGAAAGTTTATTGTTTTAGATAATGCATTATCACTTTTAATTGTTTTAGTAACGAGTTTATCCAAAGTCAAATAAACAGAATCAGTATCAGATGCAATCACATAATCATCATCTGTTTTTAAAATATTGTTTAGATATTTGTTAAGTCTGTTTTCAATCCAACGAATAGATAACTGACCACTCTTTGTAATACCTTCTGCAATCGCTTTGTCGTAATAACGAAAGTATTGATTACCTATTGCACCATAAGCAGAGTTCAAAGAAATCTTACGAGCCATCTGAATATTGTTATAACGACTTATCAGTTTTTTATACTTGTTGTCTTTTGTGTTTTCAAATTCTTGTTGTGCAGATAACATTTTCTTTTTGTAAGTCACTCGTTCATTATATAACTCTTCCATCATAGTTGGTAAGAAACCTTTTTTATCTGTTCTAAACAATGCACCATTTGGTGTCATAGTAGTCTTATCTGGTATGTTTAGTTTGATACCTTTTAACATATCGTCAACTGTAATATCTTGATGTTTACTTTTCAATAATGTTTCTGGTGAAAGATTGTACTGCATAATCAAATGTGGATATAGTGAATTCAAATCAAATGACACAACCCACTTATGTAAACCAGTAATCGGTTCTTTTACATATGCACCCTCGTATTGTTCGTTTTTACTATGTGATGATTTTTGTGGTATAACAATCTTTCTCTTTCTCAAGAAGTTGTAGATTAGAATATCCCAATATTTAACTTGACCAAACACATCTGAATAATTTACTTTACCCTCATAAGCCATAGTAAGTGCAAGGTCAATCAGACCCATCTTATCTTCTAGTTTATCAACGATTTCCACATCTTGAATATTATAGTCAATGAAAGATTGAAAGTCATTTTCATACCACTCTCTAAATGTTTCATATGGATTTTCATCTTTCTTTTCACCAAGTTCAACACTTGCGATATAATCTAACTTGTATGATTCTTGTCTGGTATAAGTAAACTTTTGATAGAGTTGTAGGTAATCATATTGTGATACACCCATAATATCATACATCAAATGATTTCTACCCATACTATAAATTTGTTTTGAACTAACATTTTTCCAAGGCGATAGTTCTCGCATTTTATCTTCACCACAAACTTGTTTGATTCTATTTGCAAGATAAGGAATATCAAAGAAGTCTGTATTCCAACCAGTGATAACATCTGGATAATTCTTAGTCCAGAAAGACATAAACTCCATAATCAAATCGTGTTCGTTAGGACAACGAATATAAGTGACATCTTCTCTTGTATTCTTGTAGGGTTGAATACCCCACACTATAATCTTTTTAGATTGTTGATTTTTTACTGTAATAGAAAGTAAAGGTTCTATTGCAGATTCTGGATTAGGAAAACCATTTTCACATTGAACCTCAATATCAATCGTCATAATTAATATTTTGTCAATGTTCCAATTTACCTTTTGTGGAAATGTATCTGAAATATATGTGTATGCAAATCTGTTTAGTCCGTGAACAAGATGAGGCTGACTTTCGTATTTGAGAAGAAAGTCTTTTGCATCTTTTATACAATCAAATTGATATGGTGTTACAGATTTACCATCAAGAGTTTTCCAATCAGTTTGTTTCATTACTGGAACAAACAAAGTTGGTTTATACTTTAATCTAAAATTAACTCTTTGGTTTTTATCTACACCACGAACTAAAAGAAAATTACCCCACTGTACAACATTAGTATAAAAATCCATAATGTAATTATATCATCTTTTTAAAAATAATCAACCCTCAAGTGTTTCTTTTTCATCTGGAAAGTATTTGTTCATTGCATCTACTAAATCTTCATACTTAGCAACTTCATTCAATTCTTTTTCTATTTCACTTATGATATCACCGTGTTCACTAATACCTCTTGGATTACTAAGTAACACTTCAACATTTGCAAGGTGTTTCTTAATATGTCCTTCAGCGTGAAATAGAAATGCAGATTTTAATTTTTCTTTAATCGCTTTTTGGTTCATCAGTTTCCTCTTTCTTTTTTCCAATATTATATTTTGGTTCTAAAACCCAATCACCTTTTTCTTTAAAAGAGATAACTTTTATTTGTGATAATGGAGCTTTGGTTTCTGGTTCGTTC